CTTCAGATCACTGAGCTTGATATGCAGGAGATCTTGGGTTCACCGGCCAATGGCGAAAAAATGGTCAGCCATTTGAGTGGAAAAACGGTTGAGCTTATTCAGCAGCGGCTTGATATGCAGACGTTTATCTACATGTCAAATATGGGGAAGGCGATCAAGCGATGCGGTGAGATCTGGCTTGGGATTGCGCGGGACATCTTTATTGAAGAAGGCCGCAAGATGAAGTCGATTCAAGCTTCCGGCAAGATGGAGCCTGTGGAGTTAATGAAACCAATCGTCAACGAAGAGGGCGAGATTGAGTACGAGAACGATATGTCCTGTGCGGAGTACGACGTGCAGGTCATTGTGGGGCCGAGCACGGCCACCAAGCGGCAGGCAACGGTGCGGGCGATCACCGACATGATGACGATCACCCAAGATCCAGAGATGACCCAGGTGCTCTCTAGCATGGCGATGCTGAACATGGAAGGTGAAGGCATTAACGATGTGCGCGATTACTTTCGTAAGAAGCTGCTGCGCATGGGAGTTATCAAGCCTACTGACATTGAGGCTAAGGAACTTGCAGCAGAGGCCCAGAATGCCAAGCCTGACCCGCAGGCGCAGTACTTGCAGGCGGCCTCAGAGCAGGCCATTGCTCAGGCGTCCAAGGCTCAGGCAGACAGCATTCTCTCGGTCGCCAAAGCTGAGGAGACGCGGGCTAAGACAACGGAAACGCTCTCGAAAGTCAGCATGGCTGACCAAGAGCGGATCTTTGCTCTAGCCGACCGGCTTACCCAGCCGATTCAGGCGCCCAATATGCAATAGTGCTTGCATTGTGTAAGGTTTTTGTACATGAAGAACAACCAAACGGCAGAAGATAGTGTCGCAGCGACAGAACTCAAACAGATCGAAACCCAGACAGAGGCCACAGAGGAGCAATCCTTGGTGGAGCCTGAGAAGGGTGAAGAGAGTTTGGAAGATGAAGTTGTAATTACTATCGCAGGGGAATCGCCGCCCCCGGAAGAGGAAGAGAAGCAAGCACCCGAATGGGTGCGCAGTCTGAGGAAAAGCTACCGAGAGTTGCAGCGTGAAAAGCGCGAACTTGAGGAAAAGCTCAAATCCGTTTCACCGTCACCAGAGCAACGTCCTGCTGATCCGGGGAAGAAACCGACACTTGAGCAGTGCGACTACGATTCGGACAAGTTCGAGAACGAACTGGCATCTTGGTTTGATCGCAGACGACAAGCTGAAGATGTTACTGCAAAGCAAGTTGCGCAGCAACAAGCCGAGCAGGAGTCTTGGAAAAAGAAGCTGGAAGGCTACAACACTGCCAAAATAGGGTTGAAGGTTTCTGATTTCTCCGAGGCTGAAGAAAGCGTTCTTGAGAATCTGGATGTAACGCAGCAGGGCATCATTCTTCAGGGAGCACAGAACCCGGCGGTTTTGGTTTATGCGCTTGGGAAAAACGCCAAAAAAGCCAAGGAACTAGGCGAGATCAAAGATCCCGTTAAGTTTGCCTTTGCCGTAGCAAAACTTGAAACCCAACTCACTGTGACTTCTAGAAAGCAACTTCCGCCTCCCGAAAAAAAGCTTAATGGTACGGGTACTGTCACAACGACCAACGCCCAGTTGGAACGGTTGCGTGAAGAAGCGGCACGCACCGGGGACATGACCAGAGTGGTCGCTTATAAACGTCAGTTAAAATCCCAATAAAGAAAAAGTATGGCTAATTCATTCAACAAAGAAGAACGCGTAGCGTTCGAGAACCTCTTGGAAGGCTTCCAGGACGCCCTTGTGCTGTCCCGCAACGTCTCGATCTACAATACGGACCAGACGATGATGGAGCGCACCAACAACACCATCTGGAGGCCGCAGCCCTATGTGTCGCGTTCCTACTCTGGTACGGACATGACCTCTAATTTTGGCGACTACACACAGCTCGCTGTGCCCGCTACAATTGGTTTCAACCAGTCTGTGCCTTGGGTGATGAGTGCTACTGAACTGCGTGACGCGCTTCAGGAACAGCGTCTTGGTGATTCCGCCAAGCAGAAGCTGGCCTCCGACATCAACGTCGCTGTGCTCAACGTGGCCTCGGCCCAGGGTACGCTTGTTGTGAAGCGTGTGTCTGCTGCTACCGGTTTTGATGACGTCGCCCAGTGCGAAGCCATTATGAACGAGCAGGGTGTACAGGACTTTGACCGCTACTTGGCGCTTTCCACCCGTGATTACAACGGCATGGCAAGCAACCTTGCTGGTCGTCAGACCCTGACGCCTAAAGCGTTGACTGCTTATGACCGCGCCTTCATCGGCCAAGTCGCAAGCTTTGGCACCTACAAGCTGGATTACGCCAAGCGTCTTCCTGCCGCTGCCGGTTCGGGCATCACAATTGATACTCGTGATTCCGCTGTCAACTATTGGGTGCCTAAGTCCATCACCACCTCGCCGACTACGTCCGAGCGTCTCAATGTGGACAATCGCTACCAGACGGTTACGGTGTCGTCCTCGACTAACGTGGCTGCGGGCGATTGCTTCACAATTGCTGCTGTTGACGCGGTGCATCACATCACCAAGGGTGATACGGGTCAGTTGAAGACGTTCCGCGTTATCTCCGTGCCAGCCGGCGGCGTGACGCTTGTCATCAGCCCTCCTATCATCAGCAACCAGGTTGCTGCCAACGCTTCTGCTGAGTACCAGAACTGCGTTGTCAACACCAAGGCTTCCAACAGCGCCATCGTGTTCTTGAACACGCAGTCCGCTCTTATCAATTGCTTCTGGCAGAAAGACGCGATTGAAATCCTGCCCGGTCGCTATGCAGTGCCGTCGGACGCTGGTGCAAACGTGATGCGTGCTTCTACTGATCAGGGCATTGAACTGGTCATGCAAAAGCTCTATGACATCAACACGATGAAGACCCGGTACCGTTTGGATACGCTGTTTGGGGTTGTTAACAAACAGCCCGAGATGAGCGGTGTCATTCTGTTCGGCCAGTCCTAGTCTGAGAGTAGCACAAGGGGAGGGTGGTTGACTCCGCCCTCCCCTTTGTGTATCAAACCTTTAAATGATTGAGTTTCCTGCTCTAGTTTACAAAGCGGAAGGCAAGTTTCAGCGCCCTGGAGGCGGTTATTCTTGGACCTGCGTCACAAGCGAAGAAGAGTTGACCAAAAAGCTGTCTGAAGGCTGGTTTGCTTCGCTGGACGAGGCTGTTGAGCGCATAAATTCGCCCGTTAAGACACCTCTGGCAGCGGTTGAGGTAGATGATGCGCCTCCGACCAGAGAAGAGCTGGAAATCAAGGCTACGGAGCTTAAGATCAAGTTTGACGGCAGGTTTTCAGACAAGAAATTGTGTCAGTTGATTTCAGAAGCACTCTCGAAATAATGAGCTGGACCAAAAAACAGATTATTGAGCAGGCATTTGAGGAAATTGGGCTCGCGTCTTACATTTTTGACCTAACGCCCGACCAACTTAACAGTGCGCTTCGTCGTCTGGATTTGATGGTCGCTTCTTGGCAAACAAAGAACATTCAAATCGGGTTCCCGCTACCTACTTTTCCTCAAAACAGCAACATTGATCAGGAGATTGACACTCCTATGAATGCGAATGAGGCGGTGGTGCTGAACTTGGCTGTTCGGTTGGCGCCGGCCTACGGCAAAGCGGTATCACCTGATACCAGGGCTACAGCAAAGGTGCTTTACGATCAATTGCTCATCGATGCGGCATTCCCTAGCGAGCAGCAATACCCGAATACATTACCAATTGGGGCTGGATACAAACGCACCGATCGTGTATTTGTAGATACGCCAAATTTAAACCCGATCCAGATCGCAAGCAACGGTCAGGCCCTTTTCCGAAATTCCTAGTATGGCTATCGAGCGACTTTCCCTAATTGACGAAGTAAATGCTTCGACGTACTTTGCTGTAAACGTCAATAATCAGGACTATCGCGCTGGCGCACAGATTGTTGCCGATTACGTTGCATCAACACTGACGCCGGCAACTGCAACTCCGTTTGTTCCTAGCACGATTCAGTACTCTTCACCTCTGGGGCCAAGTTTTACTTTTACGCTTACTAATGATGGTGTAAGCACTTGGCTGGCACTGACTCCTGTTACCGGGATTACCTCTGGCACTGTGGTGCTGCCAAATGTGACGAACTGCGAGCCTAGTCAGCAGATTTTGATTACAACCACTCAGTCAATTGCTTCGTTCTCTCTTAGCACAAACGGATCAAGCGTGATTGGTGCTCCGACCTCACTAGAGCAGAATGAATGTTTTACGATCAAGTTTGAGCCTTTGATGAAAATCTGGTACAGGGTTGCCTCTGATTGGCAGTTGAACACTTATAGTTTTGGAACTTACTAACACAACTCCTTATGGGTCTTGCATTTCAGCCTAATTATAGCAACGGAGTTATCGTATCTCCAACTGCAACCTCGCAGAACACTTTGTTTGGATTCACCTCTGAAACTGTTGTTTTTACGAATCTTGGTGAGACCATTGTGTACATTGCCATCGGTAACTCAAACAACACGGTTACGGCTTCTATTGCTGACTATCCAGTGATGGTTGGTTCTCAGGTTAGCATTGGCAAAGACCAGGACGATGATGTGGTGGCTTTCTTTGCTTCAGCAGGAAGCGGTTCGTTGCATTTCATTAACGGGATTGGGATTTAATGGTCCGGTATCTTACTAGACGGCGCTCAAAAGTCCCGGCAGGCACTACCCCTGTGGTTCCGCCTGTTGTTAACAACCTTAATGGAGGTGATGCCTCCACGACTGTGTTTGCTCGAACCGTGAACAATGAGTTCGCTTCGACAACCGTTTTTTCTAATTTTTTTAACGGAGGCAGTGCTTAATTTATGGCCGACAAGATTCAACTTCGCCGCGATACAGCATTCAACTGGAGTGCATACAATCCCGTATTGGCCTTGGGAGAAGTTGGTATCGAGACGGACACATTGAAAAGCAAAGTTGGTACTGGCGCCGGCGCTTGGACTGCATTGCCGTACTTGGCTGGCCCTCCCGGGGCGACTGGGCCGGCTGGGGCTACTGGTGTCACAGGACTCACTGGGGCCACTGGTGTAAATGGGGCTACTGGCGTTACTGGGGCAACCGGCCCATCAGGTGCTACTGGCTTGACTGGAAGCGTTGGTCCGACAGGACCTACTGGAGTAACTGGAAACACTGGAGCCACTGGAAGTGTTGGGGCTACAGGGGTAACTGGAGCAACTGGATCTACGGGGGCTACAGGTGTTACTGGAGACACAGGCGTTACGGGAGCAACTGGAATTACTGGCGCTACTGGTGGAACAGGCGTCACCGGCGCTACTGGCGTGCAGGGTTCAACGGGTGCTAATGGCATTCAGGGTTCCACTGGAGTCACTGGGGATACAGGCGCTACCGGAGCGACTGGTGTAGCTGGTGCTACTGGTGTGGTTGGAGCAACCGGTGTAGAGGGTTCTACTGGCGCCACAGGCGTTCAGGGTGCTACTGGAGCCTCGGGCGCAACAGGCGCAACAGGTGTTGCCGGCGCCACTGGCGTTGCAGGAGCTACTGGACTCACGGGTGCTACC